CCAGGAACTCCCCAGACGACTTCAACCAACTCGCTCTGCCACGGCAGGCTTGCTGTCAGGGTTCCGCTAACTGTAACGTCATTGGTAAACGTGTACGACGTTCCGCCAAACGTTCCAGTGGTGACGCTAGAAGCGGGAATTGAAGGGACTTGAAACTTAGCCGTTGTGGCACCAGTGGCCTGAAGAATCCACCCAGCGGTTAGGCCAGAGACCGTATGCTCCGGGCCAAGGCCAGTGCCAGTGGCAAGCACATGCGGCCCTGGCGCAGGGTTGCCCCACGCTGGCGCGCCGCCAGCAATGATAAGCGCCTGGCCATTAGAGCCATTCGGGAAATGCTCAAGACGCTGGGCGCCAACCGTCGAGTCATAGGTGACAATAAACTCGCCGCTATTGGGCGCTGGCCACGAAGCGTTGTTCGTGCCCCCATTGGCCGTACCAAGTACGCCGCTAACATTGGACAAATCCGCAGGGAAGTAGGTTGGCTTCCCGGTAATGCTTGTCCATGGCAACGACGCGCTTAGCGTGCCAACGACAGTTACATCATTTGTAAACGTGTATAGCGCGCCAGCAAACGTTCCAGGCCCAGGCACCGCAAGAGTGCCGCCAGTGATACCAGACGCCGGAATACTGGGATTTTGGAACCTAGCGGTTGTAGCTCCAGTCGCCTGGAGAATCATGCCAGACGTAAGCCCGGACGTTGTGTGGTACGTCCCAAGGCCAGTAGTGTCAGCAAACACATGAGGGCCTGGCGCCGGGTTGCCCCAGGTCAGGCTCGTACCACCAGCACCAACAATCAGCGCCTGCCCGACAGTCCCGTTTGGGAAATGCTCGATACGCTCGGCGCCGGGCGTCGAGTCGTAGATAGTCAGGTATTCGCCAGTGCTGGTTGCTGGCCAGCTTGCGTTATTCGTGCCGCCGTTAGCCTTGCCAAGGACGCCACTAACTTGCGTAGCAAGGTTAACGGACGAGGCCGTGGCAAGCGACCCTAAGCCAAGCGTCGTGCGCTGAGCCGCCGCATCAACATCGTCCAGCAGTGCCTTGCCAGCCGCAGTAACGTCGCCGCCCATCTTGGACGTACTGACAACGCCAGAATCAATCGTCCAGATTGCCCCACTGCCGCTAACGGTAATGTCACCCTTGTCGCCATCCGAGATGCCACCACTGCCAGTATATGTGACCCAGGCAGTGCCGTTCCAGACCGACAGGGCACCAGTATCTGTAGCAACATACGTCTCGCCAATAGCCGTGCCAGAAGCCGGACGCGACGCAGACGGACCAGACTGAACGTGCGCCACCAAGTCGCCCTGATGGGCAACAAACTTGGCCCGCAACACATTGTCGTTGTTGCGAGTCTGCCACGCCTGCTGGTCTGAGCCAACAGGCGTAGTAAATGGCTTTACGTCATAGTCGCCAACGGCCATTAGCAGTTATACGCCGCAAGAACGTAGGTGTCCACTAGCACGCCAGTGCCAGTGTAAAGGCGACAGGTTGCATTAATTACGTCGCCAGACCACAGCCCGCCGCCGGGGTACGTTCCATTGCCGGGGATAATCGTAATGGGCGACGATGTAAAGTGCCCACTGGTCGTTTCCCCGACAGGAGAAGTCCCAGCAATTTGCCAAGTCACATCAACATACTCGCCGCCAGCGGCATTGCTCAGGCTAAATGTGATGTTAAACTCGCCACCACCATCATTAGGCACAAAGACCGTCCCCCACGCCACGGAGGCGAAGGACGGCTTTGGCAAGTTCCCGCCAAAGAGCGCCATGCGCTGAACGAGCATTAGGCGCCCTTTACGGCAAACGCGGCAAGGTACTCCGTGCCATCGTACAGCCCAGAGACGACGTTCTTCTTGTTAATCGCCGTGTTATAGGACGGCGGGTTGTCGCCAAAGTCAAACCCCGTCAGAGTCACCGTTCGCCCACCAGTGCCATCCTGCACCAGAATCAGTGTGTAGGTGCTTCCCGTCTGCGGATTTGAAAAGGTCAGCGTGGCATTCCCGGTCAACGTCACCTTCTGGATTGGACCGTTATTCCAGTTAATTGCCAGCGAGGTGCCAGAGTTGCCAGCGTCGTAAATCCCTGGCTGGCCATTGGTCACGGCAAACGTAGTATCCGTCACCCAGGCGGCGCCAGTATCATACGCTAGCGAGGCGACGGTCGTCCCGCCAACCGTGCTAGTCGACACCCATTTGCGACCAATAGTGCCAGCCGCAGGCCGCGCCCCGGACTGCACATGAATCGTCGGGTCGTTGTCGTGAGCATTAAAATACGTCCGCGTGTTATTAAAGTTACCCGTAATAACAGTCGCGTCCAGCGGGTCATTAGGCGCCGGAGTATTGTACGCAGAAGGAATCAGGTGTTCGCCAATCTGCTCAGCCATTGCTATCTCCGTCCAAGAATAAATCCGTCCATTTGCCAGCGGCTAATAACGGGAATGTTGTTTTCGCTTGACGACAGGGTCACATCGGTCCAGTAGCCCTTGAGGCCCATGTCAATGCGGTAGCTATCGGAATCGACTGGCCCAGTCCACGTTGCGCCATAGGCATTCCACGAGGCTGAGGTGGTCCACGAGCCAGCGGCGGGCGCTGTAATCAACGCCTGAGCCGTTCCCTCGTTGGTCTTCCACTGGACATTTAGCGTTGCCGACCCAGTCAAACGTGCCGTCAAATAACCAAAGCGCAGAGCTTTGGCCTGAGAGTCGTCATTGAAGTACATACGCCTGAGCTGTACAGCCATTGACACCGCTGTTCCGCCAGCCCCAGTGTCCATGGTAGCGCCATCTGTGTACACGCCAGGAAATTCACACAGCCGGACAGAGTTGTCCGACGTATTAGAGCGCACCACAAACAACTCGGCTTCATCTTCAACCGGGCAGGTCCACATGCCGCCAGTCGTTAGATACTCGCCAGTCCACGGACCAGACCATGCGCGAAGCACAAGGTGATAGACATACACCCCGTAGCCAGGCACAAACCACCAAATCTCCTGCGTCCGGCGGGACAGAACGCCACGGATATTGGCGAGACTGGACGCCGACAGGGACTCGACAATCGGCAGAAGCGGGTCAGGGGTCGCTGGGGTTCCAAGCTGTGACACACTTCCCTCGGTGGCCACAAACGCCCCACGGTCAGACACGAAGAATGCGGCGCCGTCCGTCTCAACAATAGACAGCGGAGCAAGCGTTCCAGTCTGAGACGACACGCCTTCTGGCTGAACCGTGATATCGTCCTGCCCAAATCCAGTCAGTCGGCTAATGCCGCGACGATGAAAGATGAGCAAGGACGAGCCGACAGACGCCAGCGCGACCACCTTCTCGTCGCTAAATGTCCGAACAACAATCTCGCCGCCTCCGGCGTGGCCAAAGCTTGACCCGTCGTTCAGCTTCGAGTAGAAGATGGAGTCCGGAGAGTCAGGGTCACCGCATCCCCAAATGCGCTGGTTATGCACTTTGATATACGACGCAGAGTGCGAAGACGCGCCACCTTCTCTAACAAGCAAATTGGTGCCAGAATGCCAATGAACAAGCTTGCCACCATCGGCAATAAACACGGCATCGGCGCCAGTAGACCCGTCGCGAAACGAACAAAAAGTCGGCGTAACGGTCGTGCTAAATGACCCAGTGCCGCCAGTCCACGCCGCCGCCGTCCACGATGCCGCTGGCAAAACGTTGCCATCGGAAAACTGGGCGTAATACAGCACGCCATTTGCGCCCATGACAAAGCTGAAGGCGTCGCCATTGTCCTTCACCCACCCAAATCCGTTAGTTCCAGCGGACGGAAGTGGGTTGGTGCTGGTCTTGACACTGCCAAGCCGCTTCTCAATTGCGCCGTACTGATTAATGCGCGCATTGACGGCGCGGCGAATCTGATTGGGCTGAAGCGCAATCGGGTCGGAGACGGTGTTAATGCCTCCAGAAAACCCACTCTGCGCGTCGCGAACAGGCGTCGGCATCAGCCGCCCCAGATGGCCGCGCTATCCGGGTAGGCCATGCGCGTCGGGTTGATGCTCATGCGACGAATGTCGTCAAGCATGTCAGCAAGGTCCGTCTGCATCATGCGGCCAAACAGAGCGGCCGTATTTGCCTCGGCCCCGCCCTTCATAAGCAGGCGCGAGGCGGCGTCATACACCAGCACGTTCTCGCTCCCTTCGGGCCAGTCAATCGGAATGTTATACGCGCTCACCGCGCCAGCCGGAACAAAGTCCCGAAGCATGGTCGGCTTGTAATTGACCACGACCGTTAGGCTATTGGTGCCGACCGGAAGCGTCTGATAATTGGTGCCAGCCAGATAATACAGCTTGCGCTGGTACTTTGTGTAGGCTGAATTTGCCCCTAGCGGAATGTCCTGAAAGCGCGTCTCGACATATTCATTCTGTCCATCATTGACCGACAGAATGCGATAGAAGCGCTTCTGGTCATTTCCGGTGCCCGTTGACAGGGCAGAGACCGGAAAAGTACCATCAGCCGCTGTCGCTACCGACAGGGACTGAAAGCGATAATATGGAGCCGCACTCAAGATGCGACTCCACAAACCCTCATGGGCATAGCTCAGCGCGGTAATAACCTCGGCATCGCTCCAGCGAGGCGCGCTTTCTGCGTCGATATTCTGACGCACCTCAGACACAAGCTGATTAATGGTCAGCGTTGCCATGGTTACTCCCCTACGTCGTTAGTACATGCCGCGTGCGATTGCCCGTCGTTCTGTTGTCCTTCTCCCCGAAATTGGAGTTGGCCAGCTCATCCATCACTGCCCCAATCTCGTCCCTCAGCACCGTCTCAGTATTCCACTTGGTGACATCAAACGCAATCCGTTCGGCTGTCCGATGGCTAAACTGCGAGATGGTCCGCTCCAAATACGCCGGAGCATCTTCCACCGAACAATCTAACGGGAGCCAGCCAATGATGTCTTGCGCCTGGGCCGGGTCAACTGCCCCCGTCTGCACGCGCTCCCAGCGTCGGTCGTCCTGCCGCCAATCGCACATGACAGACCAGTGACGCGGGAAGTCTGGATGAAACTTGAGCGAGAGCCTAGAGTCGATAGCCCTAAGCCGCCGCTGAATCTCAGGCGACGGCTCAGGGTTACCAGAGGCGCCAAAAATCAGCGCCATGCGATTACTCGGTCACCATCAGCTCGACATTGGCCATGAGGCCAACCGACGCCGTCGTCACCGTGCCAGTGCCACTCGTCACCACCTTCAGGGTGTCCGTCGGAAGAATCGTCTTCTGGACATCCGTCAGGGTCGCAACAAGCGGAATCGACGTACCGACACCAGCCGTAAGGCCGTTAATCACCGTCGCCGCCGTCAGGTCAAGGTCCGACTCACCGCTACGCGACTTCACCAGCTTCGCGTTCACGGTCGCACCCGCCGGGTAGGTAATGGCCGACACATTGAACTTGCTAATGACCGAAGTTGTCGGCATGGCACCAACGGCCGTCGTCAGCGTGGTAACGCCAGACGCAGGAACCGTCGTCATCGCCACGTTGACAAACGTCGGAGCCGTGCCAAATCGTCCCGGCTTCGGGGCAAACACATTGTTAGACATTAAAGCTCCAAGGCGTCGGGGGCAGAGCCTATGCCCTACCCCCTAGCCAGAGAAGGTTAGATGAGGTGCGAGTACTTCACGGTGTCAACGTACCCACGGATGGAGCCGTGCGCGTTACGCGCAAGGCAGGCAAGATTGCCATAGTACCCATAGGTCGTCTCGAACGCATCGCGCCCCTGGAGCCAGCGCCACGGACCAGCGCCCTCAAACTCCACAAAGCCCCAATCCTTCGCATCCACCCACGCCAGCGACGGGAGGTGGAGGAGGTAGATGGTGCCAAGCGGCACATAGTAGTCCATGACGAACGGAATGCCGCAGACCTCAATGGCCTTGTAGCCGCCCTTGATGGTCGTGCTGAACTCGCTCGCCGTGAACCGACGCTGACCAACCATCGACTCCATGAGCTTCTTGCCAAGACCCGGCGTACCCATAAGCAGGAACTCCTGCGGACGGGTCAGGGCGTCCTTGCCCGAACGCGCCGAGACGCGCTGAATCAGGTCCCAAATGTCCGACTCGGTCGGAGCCGTCGCATCCGGGGTGTCCGTGCCAGCCACCATCTGCGTAGCATTCCAGATAGTGTCGGTCGCGGCATCAATGCCATGAAGCGAGTTGTAGCCAGCCGCACGGTTCGTGATGCTGATAAGGCCGTTCATCGCGAACGCGCTAGCATTCGGGTCGGCCGGGTACGCCTCCGACGCATTGTTGCTGAGCTTGACAATGCGGTCGGGATTGGCCGGAGCCGAGCCGAGGGCCGGGCTGACCGTAATGGTCGAAACGCCAGTCACCGAGTCCGGAGCGCCAATCGCCGTAATGCGAGTCTTGCCCTTCGAGGTCGTGCCAGACGCGCCAGTCAGGACCGCAATGCTGTCGCCAACGGCAAGAAGCAGAGCGCCCTGGTTCTGGTTCGTCGCATCAACAACGCCATAAGGCGAAGTCACGCCAAACGAGGTCGTGGTCGCGCCAGCGGTCACCGCAAGGGCGCACACGCCGTCCGCCTTATTGTGAAGCGCCTGCTGCATCAGCAGGGTCGAGGCGTCCTTAATCTCCTCCATCGTCTTCTTGGCGATAGAGGTAAACGCGGCCTCCTTCGACTGCGTGCCAACAAAGGCCAGGCCGTCAATCTGCCGGGTCACATACGCACGCGCCACGCGAACACGCGCCTGCTTTTCAGACGCAAAGGTGTCCTCGGGGAAGAAGCCGTTCGGCGAGAAAACCGCGCCAGACGGGCGGCCAGTCACCACATCAAAAAACACATCGTTGCCGCCCCAGCGGAGATTCCGGGGGCCGCCCGCCTTGCCCTTCTGGAGCTGGGCGAGAAGCGGAGTGACAAGGTTCTGGACCTTCTCACGGAACTGCGAGTAAACGTTCTTGAGCAGACCAGAAAGCTCAGTATCGGTAATAATGTTCGTCGGGCCAGGCATGGGTCAGTTATTTAAGAGAGGAAAGAATGGCGTCCAACGCCGCATTCTCGGCATCTTCGAGCGTGGCGTTGTCCGAAAGAGCCTGCTTCTTGGCACTGCTTGAGGCGGCGGAGCGTACAGCAGGCCGCGCGGCGGTCGCCGCACTACGCTTCGCCTTGGCGGTGGCAATCTTTGCCGCCTCCACCTCCTGCTTCGCACGCGCCTGCTGGCCGCTAAATCGCGACACGCGGGCATTGTGCTTTGCCTCAGCCCACTCCATCAGGCTTGTGGCAATGTACTGCTCAACCTGCGGGTACATCGCGGGCGGCACGACGCCGTTCTTCATAATCGGCACCAGCGCGGCCCCAAGATGGGACGACACCTCTTCGACATCGACTTCCGGGAACCGGGAGGCAATGTCCTGTAGGGCCGGAACCACCGACTGCGAGTAGAATCGCTCAGCCTGCTGGGCCTGCCGCTCGGAGTTGCGCTGATTTCGCATCTCCTGCACCTCAGACTCCGCCCGGCGAGCGCGCTTCTCCGGCTCGTTCTCGGCCATATACTGC